ATATAATATAATAAATAATTTATTCAGGTCAATTCTTTGAATTACACAGTATTTCATATATTATATTAATATGAATAACCAAAGGTTAGTACAGTTATTAGAATCAGTTCTAGGTAAAAGCAAGCCAACCTCTGGTGGAAATATTTCTTTTTTCTCCCCTTTCAAATCACATTATAAACCAAAATTAGAAGTACGTGTATTACCAGACGAAAATGGTAATTATACATGGCACTGTTGGATATCTGATAAAAAAGGTAAAAGTATATATACTTTATTTAAGCAATTAAATTTACCAGAAGATAAATTTAAACAATTAAATAAAATTCTAGATGCTAATAAGTATCGCACAGTTTCTGCCCCCGTTAAAACAGAAGAAATACTCCAATTACCAAACGAGTATAAGCCATTATGGATACCTAAAAATAATCCACATTATAAAAATGCAATTTATTATTTAAAAACTAGAGGTATATCAATTTTCGATATTATCAGGTATAGAATTGGTTATTGCGAGTCTGGCAAATATGGGGGGAGAATAATAATACCTAGTTATGATATCGATAGTAATTTAAATTATTTTGTCAGTAGAACGTTTTATAAACACATTCCTAATAAACATAAAAATCCAAATGTTTCAAAAGATATTATTGGATTTGGTATGATGATCAATTGGAATGAGCCAATAGTATTAACCGAAGGAGCTTTTGATGCTATGGCTATTAAACGAAATGTTATTCCATTATTTGGGAAAATAATACAGCCTACATTGCAAAAAAAGATAATAGAAGAACATGTTAAAGACATATACATATGCTTAGATAATGATGCAATTCGCAATTCATTATCAATATGTGAAAAGTTTATGGCAGAAGGTTTAAACGTTTATCTAGTTAAATTAGACGAACAAGATGCATCTGATTTAGGATTTGAAGAAATGACTAAACGTATAGAAGAAACTCAGCCAATGACTTTTGAAAAAATAATACAATATAAAATGGATTTATTATGGAAATAAAAAAAATTAACTGCGGGATTGAACAAGCAGATAAAATATTTCATATATCCGATGTTCATATACGTAATCTAAAAAGACATCAAGAGTATCGGGAAGTTTTTAATAATTTATTTGATGTAATTGCATTAAAGAGTACTAAAAATAGTGTTGCTGTTGTTACTGGTGATATCGTACACAGCAAATTAGAAATGTCACCTGAGTTAATTCGAATGTTAACTGAATTCTTTAAAGGTTTTGATATTCCTACAATTGTTATTTTGGGAAATCATGATATGAATTTAAATAATACATATCGCGAAGATGCATTATCTCCAGTACTGGATATGATAAATAATCCAAATATACATTTTATTAAACAAAATGGATTATTTGAATTTGCTGGTATAACATGGAACCATATGGCTGTTGATATAGAACCAAAACATTATATTAATGCGAACAGTTTCAATTCTGAGTATCGAAAAATTGCACTACACCACGGCGCTGTACATTCAGCTAAAACAGATATTGGTTATGAGATATCTAATGAGCATGTAACTACTGATTTATTTGCTGGACACGACATGACTTTGCTAGGAGATATTCATAAACCAGCTCAATTTTTAAATTCTAAGAAAACAATTGCATATCCCGGATCACTCATACAACAGAACCATGGAGAAGCATTAGATCATGGTATTTTAGTTTGGGACGTAGAAACATGCACATCAGATTTCATTCAAATTGAAAACGATTATGGCTATGTTACATTTGAAGTGAATGGTACAACTCTTGTTAAACATCCACCAAGAATTCCTAGTAAACCTCGTGTACGTATCAAATTTGAAAACACAGATGCGGCGGATATGAAGAAATTTATAACTACACTTCGTTCCAAATATTCAGTTCAAGACATATCAATACAAAGAACTAATACTAATAACATAGCAAATAATACTACTGGTATTACAATAGGCAATGTTCGTGATGTTGAATATCAAAACAACTTAATTACTGATTTTGTAGAAAATAATTATCCACAAGCTACTGCGGAAGAGTCAGATGCAATTCGACATATCAATCGCACAATAAATTCTAAATTGCCTATACTCGATCAAGTTCGACACGTTATGTGGACACCAATATCATTTGAGTTCGAAAATATGTTTTCATATGGATCTGGCAATGAGATTGATTTCAGTAAAATAACAGATGTAACTGGATTATTTGCTCCAAATACGTCTGGTAAGTCATCATTATTAGATGCGATAACATATACTATCTTTGACAAATGTAGTAAAACTGGAAAAGCAAAAGAAGTGTTAAACAATAAATGTTCAACTTTTAAAGGAATATTTAAATTTCAAATCAATAATACGGTATATACTATTGAAAGAAAAGGAATAACACAAAAATCTGGCCATGTTAAGGTTAATGTTAATTTTTATTCTGATTCAGAAAATCTAAATGGAGAAGAACGAAGTGAAACTAACAAGAATATTAGAAAATATCTAGGTACATATGATGATTTTATATTAACAGCATTTTCATTACAAAATGACAGCAATAACTTTATTAATAAATCGCAACGAGAACGAAAAGATTTACTGTCGCAGTTTTTAGATATTACTGTATTCGAACAACTTTACCAGTTAGCTGCAGAAGATATCAAAGAAACTTCTGGTAAATTAAAAGAATATAAAAAGACAGATTTCGCGGAAATTATAACTTCGGCTGAATCGATTATCAATGCAAATAAAGATTACATTATTGAATGTGAAGCCTCAGAATCGATTCAAAATGCATCTAGATCTAAACTTCAAGATAAAATATTAGAATTAATCGAATCGAAACAAGCAACAACGTATAGTGGACCAGATATAAAATCTTTAACACAAGAAGAAACGCAATTAATAGAAGATATCGAACAACTTCAAACTGATGCATCAGAAAAAGAACTATTTATTGAAACATTTTCAAAAACTATATCAGAAAATAAAAAGAAATTGAAATTATATGATATAAAAACAATTCAAGAAAAATTTGATACGCTACAAAACTTAAAACAACAAGAACTTAAATTAAACGCCGAAATACAAACAACACAAGGAATAATTGATGGCAAGCAGAAACAAATTAATCATTTATCCGATCACGAATATGACCCGGATTGCCAATACTGTACATCTAACGTATTCGTTCAAAATGCGACAAAAGCCAAGAATACAATTAACGAAGATTATAAAGTATTAAAACAATTAAAACATGAACAAATAGAATTGCAAAATAAAATAAAATCACATCTACAATATGAAACACAATTAACTGAATACAATGACTTACATGTTAAAATTAACACATTTGATGTTCCTAAATTAGAACGAGTAGAATTAGAGTTACGAGTCATAGAGAGTGATTTACAAACTAAAGAATCGGAACTAGAAACCAACCAGGAACGACAAGAACATTTTTTTAAAAATAAATCTGCAATTGAAAAAAATATCATAATCGAATCTGAGATACAAACTATTAAAGAGCAAATTACTAAAATTGACCTTGAATTAAAAGTTTTATTAAAAAACATAAAAAAGAAACATGGTGAAATTGAAGTTGCTAAAACTAAGAAATCTAACGCTATTTTGCAGTTAGAAACATATAAACGTATAGAAACAGAATATCGTGCATATGAATATTATTTACAATCAGTAAAAAGAAACGGCGTTCCATATGATTTAGTAGCAAAAGCTTTACCTAAAATTGAATCTGAAATTAATAATGTTTTGGATCAGATTGTAGATTTTAATATTATTTTACAAACAGATGGAAAAAATATTAACGGATATATTGTGTATGATGAAGATAATATGTGGCCGTTAGAATTAACATCTGGAATGGAAAGATTTATTTCATCATTGGCAATACGAATTGGCTTAATCAATGTATCAGCATTACCGCGTCCTAATTTTATCGCAATTGATGAAGGCTGGGGATCATTAGACTCAGAACATATTTCATCGGTAGTTAATCTGTTTGAATATCTTAGAACTAAGTTTGATTTTTCTATTATTATTTCACATGTTGATTCAATGCGTGATATGGTAGATAACTTGTTAGAAGTTAATAAGATTGATAAATTCAGCCAGATTATTCATGTATGATATTTATAATAAATAGATATCATACATATGAAAAGAAAAACCGCGGTTAGGCAAAATTTAGAAGAAGTTCCTGTATACATACAAGACAATTCTGCATTATCTCCGGATTATTTTGATATATCCGAATTTCCTACGCGATTAACAGCTGGTAAAAATCTAATTAAACTTCGTGGAAATACAAATGCATTAAAAGTCGGATCTGCAGTTAAAGTTGAAGTATTAGATTATAACGGCGATCCTATATACGCAGAAATAATTAGTTATATTGATGAAGATAAGTCTAGAGTAGTTTCTATATATATTTACGAAGATACTTCTCCGGGTGATGCTACAATAATCATTGTAGGAGAAGCAGTTAATGTACCAATTGAATGGCAAAATAAATTTAATTTACGTTGGACTAGAACAATACCAGTAAACCCAATCGAACCAAACGTTTCAGAAATTATATTTGAACAAAATCCTACAATTGTTATACGCGAACAAGTAGGAGTTCAATTGGATCGTAGTTATTCAATAAGTCAATTTCCACAATATTCAACTGGTACTATTGAATATCAATATCAAAATAAAACACCGATTGCTATATTAAACGGAGGTAAATTTATATCAGATATGGTTGGGGGAACATTGACTGTTACATCTCCACAAAATTTATCTCCCACACCATTATATAATATAAGCAATACAACTTATACAACTACAATAAAAAAAATATTATCAGATCAGACTGCAATATTAAATACACCTTATATTGGATATAGTAGTCAGAGTTTATCTCAACATACTTATACTGCATTTTCTCCATCATCATATACAATTGATTACGAAGAAACACCGACATATGTTCCTACACAAAATTCAGAATCATTTGCATTACTTGAAATAAAAGGACTAGAACCAGCAACCGGGGATGTTTCCAGAATTAAAGTATATGCATCTGGAAA